TTCCATCTGGCATTCAACCATTTCCCGGACATTTGTTCTCTCTTGCTTTATTCCGTGCCCCTGACGAAATAGCTCACATTCAAGTACGTTTCCACATTTGGAGCATTCATCCGTAATTTCTTTACCAAATATCCGCATCTCTATTCTCCTGCAAGAAATAATGTGATTTTTTCAGCCAATGCATATGCTTCCTTTTCACATCCGCGTCCGTATTCGCAAATTGTCGACCTGATTCCATCAAGTAACGCATGATAGAATACATCATGTTTCTGTATCTCATCCGTCACAATCTGGCAAGATGTTTCAAGTACGACTCCGTGCGCTTTTTCTTTTATGATTCTATCTTCCTTCATGTCGTTTTCCTCTTACACCCGATTATCATTAAACAAAAACGAAAACGTTTGTGATTCAGGCACTTTCATACCACACAATGCGCATGTTAGCCGAATCGCAGTGTTCCTATCTCCGCATTTTTGTAAAACTCACAATAAATCTCATAAAACATATCAACAGCTTCTAGCATTTCTTTATCAACCATCAGATAACCCTCCAAAAGTTTTTCACATCTTCTACCCTGAACATAGCATTCACAGAGTCTTTATTGTAAAAACAAATGATTTTCAATTCCGTATCTATCGAACATCTGGTAGCTGGAACGTGGCAAATACTATTATCTGTTTCAACTACGTAAGTCGGTTCAATTGGTTTTATATCTCCGTAAATCATGCATCAATCTCCTACAAATATCTAATAATCAAACTGATAGCTGCTATAACCGCAATCACAAATGTTATCATGTAAGTGAATCCAAAAATCATAAATAATATCTTCTCACCTGTTTTGTAATTGGTTGTACAAGCAATCCTGAATTTATTACCGGCACTTAAAGTATTGAAATATACTATCGCAATGATATAAAGAGCTATGTCGATAACTAATAGTATTAAGGTGATTTTGATTAGCATATTGATTCTCCTTTAGTGTGGGGCTTTTTGTTTTTTTGGGAATTTGGAGGACTTAGTAGTGGCTTTTTCAAGTTCTCATTTAACCCCCTCCCCCTGTTTGGTCTGTATTTTTCAATCTATACGACAAACATCTATTTGTCACATACATTAGCATCATTTTTCTAAGGGTTCGTTTAATTTCGTAATGTGTTCAATGATTTATTTTATCATTTTGTTTTCCGTGCATTGAAATATTAAAATATATCAATCTTTTTCCGTGATTTCTTCCGGTTCTACGGGTCCGAGCCTTGGCAACTGCTGAGCCGTAAGCATTGGCTCACGTTCTTTTTCTCTGCTTACGCCTGGTAGGTTCCAGCTGTGCCAATGATTCAGTGACGGGAGCACTTTCATTGGGTTAGTCTTGTGATCTTGTAACATAGCTTCTAAACTCTGTTCATTGTCAGACATAATTTGTTTAGCGAAGTCTATTTTCTGACTATTTAATATATTGCTATATTCTTTACCATCAAAATACTTACTCCCATTATTCCAGTTATACAATGTCTGTTTGTTTATTCCTGTAAAATCTAAGAACCCTTTAATATTTAATATCTGGTTATGGCTCAAACATATATGTTTATATATATTATAAGCGTTTATAACCTTGGTATCACAGTATTCCCTGTAGTTATCGTCATATAATAAGCACTTAACATTTGGCTTTATGATAGTATCATGTATCGTGTTAATAATATCCAGCCATACCACCGGTGGTATATTACTCTCGTCTATACCTGCGTCGATACAATAATTTGCGATCAGGTCCTTAACCACTGTCTTGAGATTATCCGGAGTTATAGCCATGCACAATTCATCACCAGATTGTACTTCTTGTTCTTTCTTTCTCCTTGCCATGTTCTACACCTCCACACCTAAAAAAATAACGCTCACAAATAGATCTTGATACTGATCCATCTGTGAGCGTGTTACACTTCTTTCTTGCCGTCCTTGCTCTCTTCTCCTATCCTTTGCAGCTGTTTATTCCCTCACACGGCATCTGGGACAACTTGCCAGTAATCACACTGGCGGGATTCGGTCTTGTTGTTGATATATATATAATACACAACAAAAGAGAAAAATACAAGTGCAATTCTTGAAGTTTTTGAGATATCGCAATGCGTGGCAATCAATGGAAATTCATGATTTGATTTTGCGGCTTTTTCTGGGTATATTCTGAGAACCTCGAAGAGGTTTGAAGAATATATCTCTTTTTAGTTCTAAATCTTAATCTAAATCTATATCTAAACCTAAATCTATATCTAAACCTAAATCTATATCTAAACCTAAATCTATATCTGCGGAAACATTTTGGAAACAATTTGTATACATTTTGGAAACATTGTACCCACAAGCACAAAAAAGACAGCCCCGAAGGACTGCCTAAAATTATGCTATTTAATCCCAGTTGATAGAATCATGACTAACTGTATCACCGTTTCTTAAATCCTGTTCAGCTTCTTTCAATGCTTTTTGTTCGCTCGGTGTCAGCTTTGTATAATCCGGATCCCATGCAACAACTAATTTTTTAATAAATTCAAGTGCAAAATCTTGATCACTTTCCGGAAGTATTTCAAGTAAACTTGTAGCTTTCTGGACTGTTGTATTCATGTTTATTCTCCTTTCATTGAGGGGATTATTTGTATATATCCCCTCTTGAATCAATATCAAAAATATACAGTATTTCAATTTCATTATCACTTAAAAAATTATATATAATTCTATATTTTCCAACTCTTAAGCGTTGCCTGCCGTCTGTATATCCTTGAAGTGTTTTTATATCTCCTTTCGGTGGATCTTCTGTTAATCCCTCAATAGCTTTTTTGATTCTCTGTTTTGTCGGTCTGTCTTGCTTGTTGATGAATTTAACAGCTCTTTTGGAATACTCTATTTTCACGCTTTCACCGTCCTTTCTCCGCTTGCCTCGGTGACTTGTAAGCTGTGTTCCTTACAAGTATTATTATATTCTTTTGTGCCTTATATGTCAATATGTTTTTGTGCCTTATTTTAAAATTTTTTCGTCATGTTCGAGCTTTTCGGCAACAGCTAATTTGATAAAGTCGTTTATGCTTTTATATCCAAGTGCTGTTATCCTTTCTTTTGTGCCGGTCTGGAATCTGCAATTGACACGTTCAAATTTATCGTCATATTTATATATAGCTCGCCTTTTCGCTTCTGTAGTCTTTCTTTCTTTTGCTTCCATCGTATTCCCTCCGTTTTATTTTTTATATTTCCATAATACTATATTGTGCCTTATACGTCAATCAATTATTTCACTTTCTTATATAAGTTATATTATAATTTTGTGCCTTATGCACAATACACAATTTGCGCTATGCTTTGTGCCTTGCATTTTGTTTATTATGTCAATTGTTTTTGTGCCTTATATCATGTATTATATAACCATAGCAACGAACAAACAAAAAGCCGATCGGAACAGCTGACAACTAAACCCGATCGGCACCAATCAAAAGAAAGGTAGCTCCATTATAACAGGAGCAAAGGAAAAAGACAATGAAGAAACTTGAAGAAATCAGAAAAGCACTTGAGGAAAGAAAAGACCGCAGCGCATGGAATAAAGGCGTTACAGTTTACGCCCTGGAATTGCTAGAAGTATACGAAGAGCGCGCAAAATACGAAGGACGAGACGCAGAAGACAGCAAAGAATTTAGGGAGTGGATCAAAAACGGCGCGGACGGTTGGGAGGCGTACAGCTGGGGCGGATCTTCCTTGATCTATAACGGAGATATTGCCGAGCGACTTTGCTGCCCGTCAGAACTTAAAAAGACACGCAACGGAGAACGCAGACCAAACAGTCGTGAAGAATGGCTTGACGTGCAAGCAAGAGCTTTATATCAAGCGTCAAACAGATTAACAAGAGTGGCTTTTTAAGAGATAGACAAAACCAACCGGGGAGCAATCCCCGGAAACCTTGAACAGATCAGGAGGAATATACATGATAGAAATTGATATGTGGTACGAAGACACGAAAGAACAGGCTACCGGCTTAGATATTTATTTTAACGATCTTGGATGTTTCTACTCTGGAAATATTTATATTTTCGGTAAAATTGTCGGCGATTATTTCGCCGATAGCATTCAAGAAATCACAGAAGCATTTCCACATTTAGCCGAGAAAATAGATCAGTGTTTAAATTAGGGAGGACACAACCATGATGAAAGAATATACATTAACCCCGGAAGAATCCGCAAGAATTGAAAAGCTTGAGCAGCTCACGCCGCAAGAACTGAAAGACTATCATAAATTTTTATTATCTCTTCCAGAAGCAGAGAACCAAAAAGAAGCACGCGCAAACGATGCAGCTATTGACGCATATTTGGGTGTAACGCAGATCACGCACGGAAAAGAAATGGCTAAGAGATATTTAAAAAGAAAAGTAAAGAAGCTGATCCGGTTTTCTGTCCGGTTGCTGACAATTTACTTGATATATGCTTTATGCTATGCGGTAGCATACCAATTATAAATTTTACAGCTTGGAGAAATCCGGGCTGTATTTTTTATGTAAATTATTGTCAAAATAAAAAAGCTGTGTTATTCTGTTAATAACTACAAACATTTTGTAGGAAATCGCGCCACCTGTGCAAACGTGTATTTGACGTTTTTAGGCTTCCAGACATATTATTCGATAACTTGTGCCTTAATAGATTGAAAGCCGTTATACGGTCAAATACACGCGCCACAGGTATATAACAACCACATACAGAGACATAAAAAATATGCTCAAGAAGTCGTCTAACCGAACGTCTTCCCGAACATATTTTTTGTTTGCAAAAAAATTGCATATTTTGTTTTGGGGTGTGAAATTTTTTTAGAAGGGCAGTAGTGGCTAGAAAAACCCCCTTAAAACGCGCGACTTTTTCGGATTTTTGAAAAAAATTTATTTATTTTTCTTCCCTTTTACACCTCGTATTCAAAGTTTGCCTTGGCAATCGTGGCACGTCTGGCAGATTCTTTTTCTTCGTCAATTGGAACATCTTCGCCATTCGCTTTTTTCCTGATTTTTTCCACGTATTTTTTGTACCATTCTTCCTCTTCTTTCTTGCTTGCTTCTTCTTTCTCTTTCTTCTTTCTGGCAGTTTCTTCTTTCATGATCCTGTTGTTTTCCGATTTCTCGTTAAGCATTTCCTGAAGCTGTTGAATGGTAATTTTCTTTTCTTTCACATTGGTTTCCGACGCTGATTCAACGGGAATAATTTCCTTTTTTTCAGGTGTTTCGGTGCTATTTTCAAGAGATTTGAGCATCCTTGCTACAGCTTCATTAACAAAAGCATTATATGTATAGCCGTATGATGTTATTTTTTCCTTTGTTCCCTTTGGCAAAACAATACGGAATACCTCTCGTTCCTTTTCATACTTACGAACAGCTTTAATTTGAGAATCCAATGTCTTTTTCATAGCATCATTTCCTTTCTGAATATAACTCATGTTATATAACTACCATTATATAAATACCGTTATATCATTTATTTATCCATCTTGTAGCTATAAGTAAAGTCAAGGATTTCCTGTGCTTGTTCTCCCATATCCGGGAAGAAATCAAGCAAATCAACGTCTTTTTCAAGCGTATTTCCCGTCTGTTCCTCATATATTTCCTTTGCTATCAAAGTATCAAAGAAATTATTCAAGTATTCAAACAGAAAATCCAGAAATTCTTCCACGGAACAATACATTTTAACAGAACACGGTTTTATCTTCCAAAGGTTCTTCCGATACCAGTTTTTCGCCGTTGGTGCTGGACAATTCGCCACATTTGGCACTTTTCCCTTGGTTTCAAGGCGTTTTCCAGTGATTTCATGCTCCATTTCGTGAAATCTGTTGATATATCTGGCAGTAAAGACCGTTCCTTTTCTTCCAGTACACTTGTGCGCAATGAACTCGCAGCCTTTCTTGGTGATGTTGTAGCAAATTCTACTTTTCCCCTGTTCGTCAAAATACGAAGACTTAGTCCAAAACTCTTGTAAATCAATAGTTTCCTTTTTAGCCAACTCATTTTTGAGTTCACTACATTCATGTTTTTCCTTAGACAGCTCATTTTTGAGTTGGCATATATCGTCATTTGACTCTTTTATGTAAGCACTATACATGCTTATGCTTCTGATGAGATTACCATGTCTCTTTTCCACCATCTTAGCAACTTCCATGGAAGTCAGTGTGGGATACATAACCTGCATATTGTTTTTCATTACGCAACACTCTCCTTTCCTTTGGAAACAAGTTTATATCCAGGTTAACCATCGTTGTCGTCAATGGTTTTACCGTTCATCCTCGCCAGAAAATCCGCGATATCATGCAGCTTTGTTTCCAGAGTAATTTCTGATGCCAATTCGTTGATGATTTTGCGAAGACTTTCTTTCCTACATTCCATTTCTAAGGAAAATGCAACTTTCTCTAAGGTTTCGTATTCTGATATTTGATGCAATTTTTGTCTGTTATCCATAGCTTTGTTCATAATAAAAACTCCTTTTCAAAAAAATGTTCTTGAAAGAAGTCCCCGTCTGCATTATAATATTTGCAGAAGGAAACTTCTAACATCTTGGAGATTCACGTAATTGACCAAAGTACGCGTGAATCTCTATTTTTATTTTTTTATTTCAGACCTTAATTTATGAATCCCCCTCCTTATCCCCTCTGTCTTCGGAATTTCTTCTTGATTGCAATATTCATCAAGAATTTCCTTTGTTTCATCGTCTAATCTTACGTGAATAGGATTTGATTTTGGGTTCTCAATTTTTGGTCTTCCTATTTTTGGACTCATATCTTCACCTCACTTTTTGTAGCCCTATAATTAAAATAATATATGTAGCCCGAAAAATCAATACCAAATTACTCATTTTTCTCATTATATTAAATTGTGGGTACAAACCATAATAGAATGTACCCACAAACAAACAGGGCAAAGTTGTTACACTCTGCCCCGTTTGCACATTATCTCTCGTTCTTGCCTGCCAGATATCCAAGCTTAAGCGCATAAATAAGTGCTTTTGTCTTGCCAAGTGTAGCAAAATCAGCCACGGTCAGCAAAGAAAAGAACTCTTTTGAGAACTTCTCACTTATTTCTCTGCTTGACAGCTCTTTTGTTTTGTTATCCAGTTCATTCATTACCTCTGTTAATTCATCTCTTGTTATCTTTTTCATTACATATTCTCCTGTTTATATATTGCTCTTGTAAGAAGCATCAACAAATGATATGATAGTTTTGTCAGAAGTTAATGCTTCTGTAGTTTCTTAGAGTAATCGTTTAGGTTTGCAAGCTCACAACGGTTACTCTATTTTTGTTTTTCATTTAGAATAGACTGATATACCAAATCTATTCCTTTTCTGACAACATCTGTTTTCGACATTCCTGTCTTTTCGACGCAGTAATTTAACTTTTCGATATAGCTGTCAGAAAACCGAAAACTTTCCCTGTTTGCTTTTTTGTCGGTTGTGGGTCTTCCAGTTCTCGGTGACATCTTAAAACCTCCTTTCTTTTTTTGTTATGACAAAAGTATAATATTTGTTATGACAAAAGTCAATAGTTTTTTATGAATTTTAATAAAAAAGAACTACCTAAAATTATATGGCAGTTCTTTTTTACCCTATTAAGCTATTTAATTTTCCAACGTTTTCCGCAACTTTGACAAGTAGCCCACGTTTCAGTCACTTTTTTCTCTTTTCTTTTTCTTACAATCATCCATATAAGCCAAAGTCCCAAAGTTAAAACAGTCATTATTAAATTCCACAAAAAACTTCTACTTTTGCTCAAAACTACCGTGTTGGTAGTAATGCTTACATTTTCGCTACCGCATTTCGGACATTTCATTTTTTCCCCTCCTAGTTTTTTGTTTAATTATACCACACTTGCTTTTTCCCAACAATAGATTGTAACAAATAGCAGCACAAAAATAAGCGACCTACGTAGGTCGCTTTTGTTTGGTGGTTATGCAGCTTTCATATCAAATAAATTGAGTATAAATTTTCTTCCAAGCTGAGTTATTCTTCTGTGGTAAATAACACGTCCGCTATCGAGAACGTCTTGCTTTATTTCTTCGTATCCGCAATTGCTATAATCGGAATACATAACCCATGTTCCGTTTACTTTGTATTGTATCTTTTTATCAGAAAGAATTTTGTTCAATTCAACAGCACTCTTCAGACCAATTTCTTTTGCAATTTCAGTCATTGTGTAGGTCTTGTTAACATGCATCAAAATAGAATTGGTACGTTCTGCTTCTACTCTTGCTGACCGTTCTTCTTTTAATCTGGTTAGAAGCTCGATCCCGAAATCCGGATTATTTAAAATATTATCAATCACGTTATCTGTTGCGTAGATTCCGTTCTTTTGGATACATGGGAGAACTTCGGATGTTACCCAATGTTTGAATCTCTTTGCTGATTCCAACTTGCTTCCGAAGATTAAAGCGTACAAACCAGATTCGTTGATGATATACATCTGTCTGTTCTGACCTGAGTCGGCAAAACACCGAGTCAGCTTGTCTTCGTCTGCAACGTGTTTTTTTAGTGCATCTGATGTATCCTTATACCCAAGCGATACAGCTACATCCTTTCCAGCAAACCACGGTTTGTTATCAATTATTACTGTTCTTATTTCACCGAATTCTTCATTGTTAAATACTGTAAGTTTTGTCTGTTCCATTTTTTTGTACTCCTTTTCTAAAAAACGTTTGTTTTTCCGAAAAGATGTGGTATGATAAACATATCAATATCCTTTCGGAATTGGTTGCATTAAGAGTTGTTCACTTTGGTCGGTTGGCAACTCTTATTTTTTTGTCAGAAATAGCAGAGCCTAACTTAATAGACTCTGCTCCGTTCAATTAGTAACCAGTCGCTTCACTGGTCGTTATTCCGTTCTATTTTATCCAGCACCTTCACTGGAGTATTTTGTCTTTACAAACAAGATACCAATAAATATATAAAAAAGTCAATGTCAAAAACTAAAATCCTTTTTGAGTAAAAACAGAGCCTATATTTCAAGACTCTGTTTTCGTACCGCCTTTTGCTGGAGACAATGAAGTGTACTTATCTTCTGGACAATTATTATTATATCAGAAGAAGTGGACATGCGTAATGGTAGAATTTTAAAAATTATGCATAAATCTCGTTTTCCGTAAGATTACTCAAAATAAAATCTGCCATGTCAAAAATATCACGCCCGTAAGTGGCTAGAAAGTCAGCAACTTGTTCTTCTATTTCTATCGGCATATATATGTTGTTCATAAAGCACCAAACATGGCATAATTCATGAGAAATTACCTTATCAAGGAATCTCCCGTGTAACAAATTGGAAAGATATACTGTTCTGGTAAGATTGTCAGTAACCCCAACGCTCAGAGAGCCATCACTACGCCTTAAAAGATTACTTCCTGGTGCTACAAACTCTACATGCCACTCCACACCGTTTATTTCAAAAATCATAAGTGCTGCACAAGAGTCTGTAGTTTTGCTTTCAACATTGTTTTTTCTTCCGGTGTAGAATCGGAGATCATTTCTGTAACATCATCGGAAAGTTCTCTCATATAGGTTTCAAGGTCTCTCATTTTGTGCTGTTTGTTCTCCGGTGTGTCACTAGAGTACATCTGTTTTGACTCCATGTAGGTTTTTCTGCTCATTCCGCTCTTTCCCTCTCTGGAATCTCTCATACCAGAATCACCGCCGTAATAATTCCTATCAGTTTTTCTTTCACGTCCTGTTTTTCTAGGATATGAATACATGCGATCCATGTCAATGTCCATATCTCTGTACATTTCAGGAGTCATATGCCAGTAAGGAGTATCGTCGAATCCTCTACGCATACCTCTTCCTTTTGGGGCAAATCTTCCAGAAGAATAGCGCCATTCATCATAGTACCGTCTTCCTTCATCATCTCCATATTCTTCCTTAAAACGCTTCAAAAGATACTTTTCTTCTTCCTTATCGTCCTCTTCGGCTTCTTCCATTGCTTTTGCGATTCTGGCGTGATATTCAGCGTCAGCAAGGTCTTTAATCATATCTACGACCTCGCCAATCGGATATGACCCAACGCACGTCTGATCGCTTTCGATGGCTTCTTTTGTACACTCAGTAAGGCTTTCTATCATTTCATGAATTCTCTTGATATGCATACAATTCACCTCCTACGCTTCACGTGTGACAACAAGATTTGCATTTGCTACATTGATTGCCTGTGTGCTTGTGTTTTTAACAGCGATATTTGCACAGCATCCGGCCGGAACGTCAATATAGATGCCAGAAGATACATTGTTATACTGGTCAACCGCTGCCGGAGTGCTAATCATCTGAGAAGATAGAACCGGCTCTCCACTGATCGCAATTGCGAGTGAGATCGCTCCGGCTGTTCCTCCAGTCGGTACTGCGATATTTGCTGAAAAATCAACAAAATAACGTGCTCTACACTGATTTGTGATTCCTCTCAGAGTCACAATTCCAGAACCCTCACGATGTTTAATGCAGTTATTTCCTTGAACTGCCGTGTTTGTAAAGATAACATTTTCGTTCGCTGCTACTTCTTGAGCGGAAACAGCTAAATATTCAGCCATAGTTTTTACCTCCATAATTTAAGGGACAAACTATTTTTAGTCTGCCCCTTGTATTCGTAATACTGCTTATAGCAGACATAACATTTAAGTTAAGTTACTCTTCCGTCTTGGAAAGAATCTCCAAGATTTGATTTTGATTGGAAATTATCTTTTCGAGATACTCCCTGTCCTGCCTCTGCAAGGCTCTTAGCAAATCATCATTAGACGTTTGCTTCTGATCTTTGTCGTATCCAATCATCTGCAAGATAACGGAAAAGACAGTCAACATATCAAGAAAAGAATAGTTTCCGTTTTGATTATTGGTCATTAACAACCACATCCATTACATCCGCAGTTGTTATAAGCATAACCATAAAGGTTAGAAGCTGGGAATGATGGTACCGGTGTAGGTCTTATTGCGTCGATAATCTGGTTTGTCTGAGCAGCCATCTGGGTTGTAAGCAATGCACTCTGTCTGTCCTGAGAAGCTGCGCGCCTAAGATCATTGTTTTCAGCCTGTAAAGTAGAAATTTTTTCGTTGCAAAGATAATCAAGGATTGCTCTGGTGCCTGCGTTCTGGCTTTCAATGATATCACGAGTATTCGTATTCAATGTGTTCTGAAGTGCGCAGGTGTTTGTTGCCATATTGTAGTTTACGCCCTGAATAGCTTCTTTTGTTTCGCAACAGCAATTTGCAAGTTGAGACTGCAAAGCGTTGGTGTTCTGCATATTTGCGATTGTGTCTGCGTTAATGGCCTGTTGGATTCCATAGCCAGTCTGCATGATGTTTGTATTTACGCCATTGAATCCAGTGAGCATACTGTTGTTCACGGCATAGAATCCGTCACACAAACCGTTGTTGATTCCATCAAGTTTTCCGACGATATTCTGGGTATCAAATCCTCTTTGCAATGCGGAGTCAGTGTAGTAACTAGAATTTGATCCGTTACCGCCCCATCCTCCGTTTCCCCATCCTCCGAAAGCGAAGAAAAGAACAAAAAGGATAATCCACCAACCGTTACCGTCTCCAAAACCGTCGCTCCTGTTTCCGTCATAAGGAGTTACAGGGATTGTGAAAGGTGAATTTGTTGAGTTAAACATAGTTTTTACCTCCTGTTAAATTTTGTATACTTAAATCTTGCAAGAATTTAGTAGCTATTTTATTTCGTGAATTGATTCTTGAAATCTGAAAACGCTTTGTCAAAATCAACCCCTCTTTCTTTTGCAATATTCCTTCCCATTTCTTCTATTCCTTTTAAATTTCCATTTTTAGCCATTTCGAACATGTTTTTAGCCATAGGATTGTTTGAAATTTTCGGGTCGTTCATCATTCTCATGACTATTTGCTTTGGATTTCCACTGTTAATCATTTGAAAGACATTCATTATATTCACTCGCTTTCACCGTCCTTTTTAGATGTAGCTGATCTTGTTTTCGCTGTCGGTTTCGGAATGGAATTTCCGATTTCTTTGATTTGGTCGGATAATTCGTCAAAACGTCTCATAATTTCCTCCGTAGCTTTCGTATTTGCGCTTTCCTGACGATTTGTGTTGTTAGGAGTAGTATTTATTTCCGGTTTAAAAATAATCGTCTGAATCGTGCCATTCGGTGTCCACGATTTTAAATACACCTCTGAAAGATCGTTCTTCGGAAAGATTGCATATGGATAATTCATCGGTACGTCATTGGCTGTTATTTCATCTACGCTATTTACGGTACGCCCGATAAGTTGTGGCGCAGCTGCCTGTTGTTGCGTTGGAGCTTGCTGAACCGGATTTTGATAAACAGGTTGCTGCATCTGTTGATATTGCATTCCGTTGTACCTTGGAATTTGTTGAATGTATTGGTTTCCCATATACGGATTTTCATACATAATGGCATATCCTCCTAACCTTTATTACAAACGTCGTTAAGTATATCTTCTTTCGTCATATACACATTTTCAGTATAGTATCTATTTTCGAGCGCATCCTCTACGACATGGACAACCGTCGACTGGATGCAAAGCGGGATATCTTTCATTCTTTCATCACAAAATATTCTTTCAAGAAGCTCATCTGAAAACATGTATATCATCTCCTTATATTTAAATTTTCGCATAAAAAAAGAGAAGTAAGTGTTCACCTTCTTCTCATATTTTTGTCATATAGTGGCTCTTATTTTTAGTTGTTAAACGTACACACTTTTTACACACTTTTGCTGTGTAGATATGTGTAAATATATGGTATTTTATAAAAATCAGCATGTGTACAAAATGCCGAAAACCCTTGTAAATCCAGCTATTTCAAGGTTTTTCTATTAGCCGTAAATAATAAAATTATATACCATCATTGTGTCCGCTGTTCCCATGATGGAGTTCAGAAGCTGTTCCAGAACGACCGGTATCAGAAGATCTGCAATCATTTTATTTGTGAACATATGCTTTTGTTCCATTTTCTTTTAACTCCCTTTTTCCTCTGCTTCTCTCTTACTTCATTCCTGATTTCAAATAATTTCAAAAAAATCCCTTTGCTATTATGGTCTTCTTAAACTCAGAATGCAAGTATTTTTTTGCCCTGATGCGTTTAACAGACGGCTTTCTTTCTATCTCACATAGTTTTCAAATCCAAATGAGGCAGAAACCGTTTTTTTCATACATACTTTCTACCTATCAGCACATACTTATCTTATCCTGCCGGCAGTTTTTAAGATTTTCACTTTTTTCTGCCTGTGTCATATCAGATAAGGAGGTCCCCATGAAAAAAGAAAAACATTCTGATATTTCATCCCGCAAAAAATCCAATCAGAAGATCATCGATTCCTACGATTATCTGTCTAATGCAGCATCTGCGCAGGACTGCACCGGTCTGATCCCTGTCGGTCCCACAAACAGAGCTGAGCTGGAATCCTACGAAGAAGTCTATCATTATCGGCCGCCCAAAATTGATCCGGAGAAATGTGAGTGACTTCTATCAATCAAATAAGGAACGGTTTCGCTCTTTTTGTCCGAAACCGTTCCTTATATTTACGCTGGTAACTACTACTATAACATGAAAAAGCATAGAACATCCTTTGTCTCATTTTCTACAAAAATCATCCCGGTAAATTTCTGGTATCCTGCCTTTTTCGCCATCTCCAAAGAAACCCGCAGGCGCTCGATTTCCCGGCTGCGCAGCTTTTCAAAATGTTCGATCGTATCTTTTCCTTCATAACAATAGCCCTTTGTTCCAACCAGGGCATATTCGCCATAAGAATAAAAATTATTCTGGAGAAATTCCAGACGTTCGGAAAACAATTCCTTCAT